ATGGATGGGGTGCAGACTACGCCATCAACATCGCCCACGCCTATCGCATCGCTGCCCTCCGTCAGCAGGATGGCGAGGGTGACCAGATGGTCTGGCGCATCACCAACGGCAACCCCATCCCCTGGGTCAGAGTCTACGACGACGGCACCGTGGACAGCATCACCGAGCAGCACCTCGCCCTGCTGGTCTGATCAGCAAAAAACAGGTAAATCCGACAGGGGGCAGTGTTTTGCCCCTTAGTACGGTTGTACCCCCGCGCCAAGCGAAATCTTTGGGTCCCTCCTAACCTACAAAAGTATCCAGACGACCGATAAATATTATTGAAAAGTCGTTTTGCAAAACCTTCAATATAAAAAAAATCCCGTGGAAAAAAATGACCCCAGAACATGGAGCTACGAAGACGCTCTCAACAATTTTGAGGAATTCTGCAACTACTTCGATGCAGCAAGTGCAGCAGCTGCAGTACGAGGTGGGAAGGCTACAACACAAAGTCGCCTTATTGGAAGCAGAGGTACGCAGTCTGAAGACGCCAGTATTGATGTATCGCCCACCAGGGGCAACGGATCACATGAGCATCGTGGAGTATCTGAATAGTGTAGAGGAGAGATTAACATGCCGAGACCAATAGCAGTATTCGGTGCGCCTCCTGGAAACGATTCAGGGGGTGCTGGAGCATGTAACACACCGCCTGCGCCATTAGCACCACAAAATCCGAGTGCAATTCTAGGAAAAGTAAAGTTTGGTGGATTTCCTCCGATACTAGAGGGGGATGTATTAACACCTGCGCCTGGGACTACTCCCAAGGGAGATCCCTGTGCTAGTCCGCGTGTTGCTATCAGCACAGCGGTGAAGGTCAGAATTGGTGGGCGGGCACCCTGTTCACCAGGAGACGTATTAAATGCAGGAACTGGTATTACCATTGCGAGTGGTGGTGGAGTTCCTAAGATAGTCGTCTCATAACATGCTATAATAACAAAGTACATTGAGGTAATCAAACATGGCGAAACGCCCTTCATTGACGAATGCAACGACCATTGAACCCAAGGAGAAGATGAGTCGCCAGGGAAGTAGTAGAAATACTAAATATAGTGCGACTAGTCGCAACAAAGCCAAGAAACGCTACAGAGGACAAGGACGATGACTGAATTCAATTATGTTGTAGGACGCCCATCTACACTGCAGTATCGTAGTGACGCTGATACTGATGGTGATGGTACGCTTTCGAAGGAAGAATTGAAAGCAGCGGGTATCAAAGACGGCATTGAGTTAGCAGAAGAGGGCGAAGGATCGTAACGCCGAAATCTCCGAAACTAAATAGTTAATGGGATAGTAACCCCGTTAAAAGTTCTCTGTAACACTTAACGGGGTAATTTTTATGGGAAATCATTTTCAAGTAGACAAGAGCGATGATTTCGTTGATAGTGGAATGACTTTAATTACAGAGACTGACTCTGATCGCTATCTAGATGCTGCAGCAAGGCAGAAGAGAAGCAAGAAGAAGGAAGAACTATATCCAGTACCAGAAAACCGCCTAGATCGTCCTTGTGGGGGTGCTGGAGGATTTGACGATTTTGTAGAGCGTTGGACTGAGTGACTAAATAAAAAGACGGTCATATAGTGTCTAGTGCCTACAGTAAACCCATTTAAGGATTTATCATTATCTTTCATGAGAAATAAGGTCACAGACGACCTTCTCACGAAGAAAGATGATGCTGCTGTAAAGCAGGCGGTAATCGGCATTATTATGACGAACAAAGGAGAACGATTATATAATGCTAATATTGGATCTAATGTTAAGCGATATCTATTTGAACCATTAGATTTTGGTACAGCTGGTGGTATTGCAGATGCGATCAAGGACTGTTTAAACAGATATGAACCAAGAGTAAATATTTCTCGTTTAGAAGTTCAACCAGACTTCGTAAATAATGGTTTTGCTGTTTTCCTAGAATTTAAAATTATTGGACGTTTTGATATTCCACCACGTTCCATTGAGTTCTTTCTTAATCGCACTCGATAATGCCTTATACTCAAGTAGCAAATTTAGATTTTTCCGATATTAAAACGTCCTTAGTTGATTATATGAGGGCGAATTCGGATTTCGCTGATTATGATTTTGATGGATCAGCTCTTTCGACGTTATTAGACGTATTAGCGTATAATACGTACTACACAGCGTTTAACACCAATATGGTGGTGAATGAACTGTTCTTGGATTCTGCTACCTTGAGGGACAACGTAGTGTCCTTAGCGAAGCAAATTGGATATAGTCCACGTTCTGCAACTGCACCGAAAGCAACTGTTAATTTTCAAATCACTGCTACGGGTGCTGGAACACAACCTGATACCGTTGTTCTTCAAAGAGGAACTGGTTTTGTAACAAACTTTGATAATACTTTATATCAGTATGTTGTGATTGATGATCAAGAAGCATCGATCAATGGAACTACTGGTAATTTTGGTGATATCGATATTTACGAAGGAACTCTTCTAACTCAAAATTATACAATTAACACATCACTTAAGAATCAAAGATTTGTTTTAAACAACCGTGGATTGGATACTTCATCAATTCGTATTAAAGTATATCCACAACAAGGAGATACAAATTATACCACATATCAACCTGCTTCCAATATTTTAGAACTTACAGGAACCTCCGAGGTTTTCTTTGTCGAAGAAATCGAGGATGAGCAGTATGAGATCTTTTTTGGTGATGGAGTGTATGGTAAGAAACTTACTAATGGTAATTATGTTGAGGTTTCTTACTTAGTCACATCAAATGCCGTTACAAACGGTGCGAAGACATTTACATTTTCTGGTGTGCTTCGTCCAAAGACATCTAATGCAAACTTTACGTATACTGCTTCCTCTACGACCGTCAGCGCCGCTTCAGGAGGTTCTTCTGTAGAATCTGTAGGGTCAATCAAAAAGTCTGCTCCTAGGGCATTTGCAGCACAAGACAGAGCGGTTACATCAGCGGATTATGCTGCTATCATTAATAAGATCTATCCAGCAGTATCAGATATTATTACTTTTGGTGGCGAGCAGGATGAACCCCCTGAATTTGGTAAAGTTAAAATCGCAGTGAAACCAGAGAATGCGATTGCACTTTCTACTTACACAAAGAACGAAATTAAATCTAAATTACTAGACTACACTGTTGCTGGTATTACTCCAGAGATTATTGATCCATCAATTCTTTATGTTGAGTTGGATTCAAGAGTAAGTTACAAAAAATCAAAAACCACACTTACAAAAGCAGAAATATCATCAAAAGTAATTACTGCTGTCGAAGACTATATCGAGTCAGCAGAGACAGAGAAATTTAATGGTAAGTTTCGTCACAGTCGTTTTGCATCAGTTATTGACGGTGCTGATTTATCAATTACCTCAAACGTAACTGAAGTAACACTGAGAAAAGATTTCTATCCAACTCTAAATTCTACATTCTATTATGAGTTGTGTTATTTGAACGAATTTAAAGATTCTTGTGATGAATCTGTTATGAGTTCTACTGGGTTTGTAGTTAGTGAATATCCTTCATTTACAGTGTATTTGGAAGACGATACCAATGGTAAAATTGACCTATATAGACTGAACTCTCTTACTGGCGAAAAGATTTACGTAAAGAAAGAAGTCGGTGATATTGACTATATTAAAGGCGAAATTAAACTTTACGATCTTACTATTATTCAAGGTAGTTTTTCAGATAATAAGATTGAAATTCGTGTTCAACCTGCATCTAGAGATGTAATGGCTGTTCGTGAAGTTTATCTAGATATTGATATCTCAAAATCCAATTTTAGTGCGGTTCCAGAATGAACTTAAAGTCTAGAAATATTTCTTCCCTGATTGAAAATCAGGTTCCCAGTTTTATCAATGAGGAATACGAACTATTTGTAAAGTTCCTCAAGTCTTACTATGCTCAGCAAGAGTTGAGTGGTGGAGTTCTAGACATTATTTTGAACCTCACGAAATATCGTGATATCAATTTTTATAGCAAAGAAATTTTAACTCAGTCCTGCAAAACCACTGCAGCAACTGGGATCTCAGACACAAGTATTAGTGTAGACAGCACTCAAGGATTCCCTGATCAGGGAATGATTAAAATTGGTAATGAAATTCTGTTTTACAAAGAAAAAACAGAAACCGAGTTTAGTGGTGTTTCAAGAGGAGTAAGTGGTAATACAAGTCTTGGTGATTTGTATCAAGTATCAAACTACACGTCATCCGAGGCGAGCACTCACGCATCAGATTCTGTAGTTTTAAATATCAGTAATCTGTTTTTATATGCACTAATTCAAAGTTTTGAATCTGAATACTTAGCAGGTATTCCAGAAAAGTATTTGAGGGGTGAAATTGATAAGAGAACTCTTATCAAGAATATTGCATCATTCTACAAAGCAAAAGGAACTAAGCGTTCAATACAGTTTATTTTCAATTCACTTGTAAGTAGTGATCCAAGTGATGTTTACTTCCCTAAAAACAACACTCTAAAAGCGTCCGAATCTGATTGGATCAATATTTACGCTATTCGTGTTGTAGCATTATCTGGAAATCCAGAGAATTTGATTGGAGAGAGAATCGTACAATCAGGTGAGAACTATGCGTCTGCAGTTGTTGAAAACGTTATCAAAGAGCAAATAGTTGATGGCGTTCAGATGTGGGATCTGGTTCTATCAGAGAGTTCCATCAACAATGTTTTTACTGTATCTAATAAAACTTCCCTAACAAAAAATATTTTAGCGACAGACACAGTAGGAGATTCTGTTCGTGTTGATTCTACTTATGGGTGGGACAATGAGGGATCTTTCTATGTTAATGGTGAAGTAATTGAGTATTCATCAAAAACTATCAACAAATTTGTAATCAAAAGCAGAAAGTTATCAACAACTCATAGCACATCTTCAAAAATTTACAGTAATATTACGATCACTGGAAACGGAGTTTCTTTGCTTCCATTGGGAGTAACATATACACTTACACCAAAAGAAAAGGTTCCCTACGGTGTTGAAGGAGAAGAGATCGTAGTAGAAGATTCTGGATTTGATACTATCGACAGAATTATCAAAACTTCCAGCAATACAATTAGATGGAAATTTCCATCACCAACAGACACAGTTTCCAGTGGTGATACAAGAACTCAAACTTTAAATTCTGGAACAGTACCAGGAATCAGTCAAATTTTTAGAGACAGCAGTAATTACTATGTGTGCTCTAGTGGATTCCCATTAAATCGTACTGTATTTTTTAATCAAACGATTCCTGCTGGAGAAGCTCCAATTGATCAACCTTTGCTAAGAACGATTCGAAAGCAACCTATTGTAACAACAGAGATCTACAAAACCCCCAGAAAGGACGCTGGTATTTTTATTGATGGTGTTCTAATTTACACTCATAAACATGAGGATAGTGTTTTCAGTGGAGGTATTACATCAATTGATGTAACAGCACAGGGTTCTGGATATGTGAGACCGCCATTCGTTTTAGTTGATAATCAACCATACAAAGCAACAGCAGTATTATCTGGTAATGTAGTTGAATCAATTTCTGTAAATGATCCTGGATCATATACTACAACTCCACAGATTGATATTGTATCTGGTAGAAATGCTATCTTAACTCCTGTCGTAACTAACGGCAGAATTACAAGCGTTGTGATCACTAATCCTGGTGAGTATTACTCCGCTCCTCCAACTATCAGAATCACTGATAGGTTGGGAAGAGGTAGATTTGCAGAGTATACTGCTGTTGTTTCATCTACAGGAGCTATTACCGAAGTCGTACCAGTCAATCAAGGTAATTTTTACACTTCTGGAGAAGTTCTATTAGAAGTTATTCCATCTGGGTCTGGTGCAGAAGCAACTGCATCAATTTTTGAATGGATTAAGAATAGGTATGTAAGTATTTCTTCATCTAAGGATACTGAACATGGATTCTCATTTGAAAATTCTAGAGGATTCTATAACTATGGTGCTGTAGCATATCCTCCATCACTAAAAACATCATTAGGTGATACTGGATCTTCACACTCTCCAATTATTGGATTTGCATATGATGGTAATCCAATTTATGGTCCATATGGATATTCTGATGCAGTTGATCCTAATAGTGCAGTCAGTCGTTTGGGATCAGGATATAGATTAAGAACTACTAGGACAAATGGTCCTTCAGTAACGACATATCCGTTAGGATCATTCATTCAAGATTATTACTATGCTGATAGACTTGGAGATCTTGATAGAAACAATGGTAGATTCTGTGTTACTCCAGAGTATCCAGAGGGAGTATACGCATACTTTGTAACAGAAGATGCATCTGGAACTCCCCAGTATCCATATATTATTGGTGAAAATTTTTACAGTTTACCTTTATCGGCAAACTATGAAGAGTTTCAAACTCATAATGATTTACCTAAAGATGCTATTCGGTTGAGAACTCAGTCAACTCCACAGAACGGATTGAAGACACGAGCGAAAGTTAAAGATGTATCTACAGGTAGTATTGATACATTCCAAACTTATCAATCTTCGAATAATTTTTCTGTAGG